AAGGTTAAGTAATGCCGTACATCAAGCCAGAGCTTCGAGAAGAGATCGACCCGCAAATCGCTGCGCTGGTCGAAACCATCGGCGACGAGGGTAGTCTGAACTACGTTCTCACCCGCATCGTGGCAAAATATCTCGTTGCTCAGGGAGTCCGCTACGATTCGATCAACACCGTAGCTGGTGTGCTCCAGAAGGTTGCCGCAGAATTCGACGCACGGGTCACTCGACCCTACGAGGAACTGAAGATTTTCCAGAACGGCGACATTCCTGAATACTCCAAGATCGACACCCTGATCCGCGAGCAGCAGCGCCATCTCCCGCAGGACATCGCCCCGGATATGGATCAAGCTCATGGGTAAGTGCTACTGGCATTACAACGGGCAGTGTGAAGCGGTTGCGACGACGACCCTCAAAACGAACAAGGGCGTCATCCACCAGCTTTGCGAGACCCACTACCAAGTGCTGGTCAAAACGTTCGGCATGATTGCTGATGGCGAATTGGCTACCCACCTCAAGCACGGCGAGTCAGAAGCCAATCACTGGTTCGTATTGAATAAAATCCCGAAATAAGCTAGTCTGGATACGTGCGTACTCACGACCTTTTCGCCTTCATCCGCGAGCGCTACGCTATTCTTCAGCGTCGCAGCCAAGGGCTTCCCAAACCTTGGACGCAAGACCCCATCCTTCGGAACTACCGCTTCTGCAACGTTTACCGCGAGGACGACACCGTAACCCAATGGATCAAACAGAACTGGCGTGACCCCAACGCCTACGATCCCGACATCTGGTTCGCCATGACGGTTGCTCGCTATGTGAACTGGCCCGACACGCTCGCTGAGCTTGGCTACCCCGTGCCGTGGGACGACATGATGGGACAGCGCTTCGTCAACGTTCTGGGCGACCGAAAGAACAGGGGCGAAAAGGTCTTCACGGGAGCGTACGTCATCCACGCTGGCAAAGGCTCCAAGATAGGGCACCTCGCTTGGGACATCTTCACACCGTTGTGGCAAGAGCGCGACTACATCCAAGACTCGCGCACGTGCGCGATCCTCAACAAGCGCCTCATGGAGTTCGAGGGCTTCGGCAGTTTCATGGCGGGGCAGGTTGTGTGCGACACCAAGTACACGGCGATGCTCGCGCTGTCCACGGACTGGTGGGATTTCGCAACACCGGGGCCGGGAAGCCGTCGCGGTCTCGCCCGCGTCTACGGCAAGCCAGTGGACTACCGCTGGAAGGACGAAGAGTGGCTCGTCAATCTACTCATGCTCAAATCGGCGGTCGGCCCGATGCTTCTTGATGCAAACATGCCGCCCATCCACGCGCAGGACTTGCAAAACTGCCTGTGCGAATTCGATAAGTACGAGCGCGTCCGCCTGAACGAGGGCAGACCGCGCAGCAACTATCCGGGGATAAAATGAGCGACGAGGACAACCGGAAGGACGAAGAACGCCTCATTCGTCGTGGCGTGGATTTTCTTTCTAATGTGCCTGACTTTTGGGGCGAACCACGCCCGGTAGTTCCTGCATCTAACCTTTATGAGACCCATCGTGCTCATCGGTTCCCCCGGCTCCGGTAAAGGAACGCAAGGCAGAAAAATCGCAGAGTACTTCTCCATCCCCCACATCTCCACAGGTGACATGCTCCGCGACCAAGTTACTAAAGGCACCGTCATCGGCTACTGCGTGAAGGAAACCCTCGACAAAGGACTCCTCGTTCCCGACGAGCTTATTTCCACCATGCTGCAAACCCGGCTCAAGAACGAAGACTGTCAAGACGGCTACATTCTCGACGGCTTCCCGCGCACGGTGGAGCAGGCACGCTGGTACTATGCGCACTACGCGCAGCCGACTGTACTGGTGCTGGACGTCCCCCGAGAAGAGGTCATGCGCCGTATCGCCGCCCGCAACGAGGGACGAACGGACGACAAGGATGCTTCAATCGTTGAGGGACGGATGCAGGAGTACGATCAGTTCACCGCTCCGCTCATCGGTTACTACGAGAGGGAAGCCAACTTCCACCGCGTGGACGCCACGAAGGGGATCGAGGGCACGTTCGAGTACATCGTAACGCTGCTGGAATACACAGACGAATGAAAAGGCTCACGATCAGTTTCGACAAAGAGGGCAGATATTTCCAAGTGGATGATCTGTCAGGCTCCCCGGCGTGTGGACGCGGTAGAACGATGAAAGCCGCCATCGGGGACTACTTCTTCAACAACCGCGAAGAGTTCAACTTCGACTTCGATGTGGATGAATCGGCGCGACCCGCTGAGATGCGCCGTCGTCAACGAGAATTGAGGAAACGTTAATGGCGAGCATGCTCGTTACCCCGAACCCCAATCCGCAACCGAAGGGCTGGCTGCGCACCCTCGGCTTTATGCTTTTCTGGATCGACGTCGTGCTGATGATCGTCGTTTTGGTGAAGGCGATCTTTTAAGTTCTGGCGGGAAGTGACTTGGGTACCCGTTTCCAAGTCTTCCGACTTCCATTTCCAATGATATGTACACTGTTGATGACGCGGTCAGCACAAAGCGATACTGGGACGGAACCAAGTTTCGGATTCTCTACCAGTTCAAGTGCGAAAAATGTGACGCTGATCTATGGAAAAGAAGCGGGGCCGTTCCCAAGATGGTCGGCTTATGTCGTATGTGTGCGGCTGCCAGACCAAATGTTCGGGTACGCAAGCGTCCCCATGAGTGGCGATTCAACAGGATTGTGGCTGGGGCAAAAGTAAGGGACATCTTAGTCGCATTGACCTACGAAAACTACCTTCAATTCACGAGTATAGAAGAGTGTCACTACTGCGGCAGCACGATAGATTGGTCTCCGTACAAGAAGGGGGGCAAGGGGCAAAACCACGGCGGCAACCTTGATCGCAAAGACAGCAGTCGAGGCTACGAAGCTGGAAACTGTGTTGTTGCTTGTCCAATCTGCAACCGAATCAAGAATAACCATCTCTCTTATGAAGAGATGCTTCGCCTCAGCCCCGTTCTGCGGGAAATCATGGCTGGACGCCAGCAGGAGATCAGATGATCGTCTTAACGCAAGGACAAGCAACCGGAGCTTCTGACCTCGCCATTTTGGTGCGTGATGCCAGTGGAAACCTAGTTGACCCCGTCAGCATCAGCTATACCATCTACAAACTTCGCGATCTTGTTCCCACAAAGCCGACCGTGGCATACGAGTACGATATGCACGCCCCACTCAATATGGAAGGCGGGCCTCCGCTCCCACCAGAAGGCTCCACTCTAGCTTCCCCCCCACAACAAATTCCAACAAGACTTTCTCTTGGAACGTTTGCAGCGGTCTTCACTATTCCTACAACTTGGAAGGGAGTCTACAAGATCGTGTGGCAGCTTCAGGTGTTTGCAGGCTCCTGCCCGCAGTCCTTTGTTCACATGGACTTCATCGTCCAGACCATCGACCCGGCAGACCCGGCGTTCGAAGCCCCGTCGATGATCATCGGCAAGCAGCTTTCGATTGCATCTGCCATGACGACGCCCGCGATGTACGCGCAAGCGATCCGCGTGGTGCGCGAGCTTCTTTCCGACACCAACCCGGATAGGAACTACCATTTCCGCCCGCCGACCCCCGGCAAGGTCATTGCGAACCTGACGACCCGCGTGGGCTTCATCTGGCTGGACACCACGATCCTCGTGAACTTGAACATGGCGATCTCGATGCTCAACGTCTACAACCCGATGAACTACTACAACTGGACGCTGGACAACATCCCACGTGACTGGGGCAACATCGCAGCGCTGGGCGCGGCGTCGCTCTGTCTCTCTGGTGAATCGGCTCGCTGGGCAGCAGACGAATTCAGCTACAGCTTGAACGGTGTATCGCTCGACATCAACAAGTCGGCGCTCTACCAGTCTTTGTCGCAAACATACCAGCAGCAGTTCAACACGATGGCACCGCTGATCACGGCGAACCGCCCGTTCAGCGCAGGTCTTCGTCAACAGCGTTGGCTCTTGGGATAGTCCTAGAAATTCCGACTTTCTCAGTATTAGACAGAGAGGTCAAAATGTTCATTTACCTAATCGTCAACCATGTCACCGGGAAGTACTACGTCGGGCAGCACAAAGGCAACAACCTAAAGAAATATCTCCAAGACAAACTCTCTCAAGCTTCGTATGAGTTGAAGCGCGGACGAGGTGGTCGTTCTCACTTGTTCAATTCCATGCGTAAACACCCAAAAGAAGTGTGGAGCATCCACGCGCTTCTCTCCGATGTTCAGACCCGCGTCGAACTCGACGCCTACGAACGTGACTTCATTTCCTTTCTGAAATCTCAAGACCCCGAGTACGGTTACAACATCTGCCGTGGTGGTGAAGGATTTTCTGGTCCGCATCGCCCGGAGTCAAAAGCCAAGGTGACAAAAGCTCTGAAGAAACGCTGGGCACAGCCCGGTTTCAAAGAGCATTGGACTGAACTTATGACCGGGCACGACACCTCCCCTGAGACCATAGAGAAAATCAAAGCTGCTCGCGCTGAGCAAGATGAGGCGTCTCGTCTGGTGGCTTTCAACGAATGGAAAGATAAGAAGCTCTCTACCGACCCCGATCACTTCAAGAAAATTGGCGCAGCAGCATCGCGAGAAGACAAAGTTAGGGCTGGGCGAATGGGTTCACGCGAAGACAAGCAGCGGGCTGGTCGCATCGCCGCGAAGAGTCTTCCGAAAGCCATTCACACCCGTTGGCACGTGAACCGTGGATTGATCAGCCCTACATGCCAGCTATGCGTTCCTTCAGTAGGAAACACACAATGATTCTAGACCTTCTCATATTGAATTCGAGCTATGTTGGCTCTCACGATTTGTGGTGGGCGGACACGCACGACGCGACCAAAGGTTACAACATCTATCGCGCCTTTGATTACCCGACCAACTGGAAGAACGCATGAACGAGATTCCAAAGCCAATTTCGAAAGACTTCGATTTCGTCCGCGACATTCAGGTCATCGACTCCGGTATGGTCGGAGCGCACGATCTCTACTGGGTGGAAAGCAAGGACGCGACGAAGGGCTATAACATCTATCGCGCCTACGACCATCCGACCAACTGGGTGAAGCTCAATCAAAACGTGTGGAGCGGTCGCTTCTACCGCGATCTGACCACGCTTGAGCAGGTGCAGTATGTGGTGGAGCCGCCTGAGTTCATCGAAAAGGGCGAGGTCGGACAGTGGGTGATTCGCCTGCGCGACGTTCCTTACTCCACGGCGAACCTCGGCGCAAGCCGCGTCAACGTTGCCAACAGCCCAGACGATGTCACCGTGATCTGCGACGGCGTCAAGTTCCGTCCCACCTCGGTGAATGCGTTCGACCGCACAGTCACGATGCTGATCGACAACACACTGAAGCCGGGTGGTGCAGTTTCCGACACGGCGCAGGTCAGCACGACCGACGTGAGCGTCACCGATTACAACGGCGTGCAGGAATGGCAGGTGCAGTACAACAAGCTCACGAACTTCGTGGACATCTACACGCAGTTCAACCGCACCTACTACACTGTCGTCCCCGTGGGCGATAAGGGTGAAGTTCACAAGCCCGGAGAGCGCGGCACAACCTTCGTCAATACGCAAGAGGTCGATCACATCGACTGGGTGTTCGAAGAGATGGTGCGTCGTAACCAATATCTGTTTGAGACCACGGGAGAACCCGCACTGTGCTTCTTCCGCAAGTGGCGCGGGGAGACCTGCGGTTGCGTGTTCGGCAGCCAGCAGCCCAAGACCGCGTGCCCGGTGTGCTTCGAGACTGGCTTCGTAGGCGGTTATCACGGCCCGTTCGACTTCCTGTTCGTTCCGCCAGACTCCGCGCTGGCTCGTGTGCTCGACGAAGGCGGCATCAAGACCACGCGCACCAGCCGCAGCTACATGACCCGCACGCCCATCGTGCAGAACGGCGATCTGATCCTCCGTGGCAACGGCGACATCATGGTTATCAGCGATGTCGTCCACAAGATGCCACGCGGCATCATCCTTCAGCAGGACTTCACCGTGGAGCTTCTGTCTCCCGGCGACACACGCTACCTTGCCTGCACCGCGATGATCCGCAAGAACTTCAACAGCCTGCCGACGCTGTACAACCCGGTCGTGCGCCCCGACCCCAAGAACGGTATCGGCACGGGGCAGCCCGTGTTCGATCCGCGCACGGTTCCGTCGATCAATGGCGGCAAGAACTGGGAAAACCCGAACATCCCCATTGGCAAGACGGTGGAGTTTGGAAAGATACAAACGTGATCGAACCTTTCTGACTATCACAGCATTAGACAGAGAGGTTCGCATGCTACCTAAACCAGAAGAACAGAGACAGGCTCGTGATCTAAGAAGTACAGGTTTGTCGATTCGAACTATAGCCAAGAACCTTGGCGTAGCAAAAAGTTCTGTGAAGCAATGGGTGCAAGACATTACACTCACAGACGAGCAGAAGAAGCAACTGCTAGGACGACAGGGACAACGTAAGGGTGAAAAGAGTTGTCCTGTATGTAACACCAAGGATTTGACTCAGTTCGGCGTGAATACATCGCGTTGGGACGGCTTGCAGACCTATTGTAGAAACTGTGTTAATGCGTATCGCAAGCCTAGAAACAAGAAATACGCACTCAAACACAGATACGGATTAACCGCACGAGATTATGAGAGAATTTTGCAGGAACAAGGCGGTACGTGCGCTCTTTGCCACGAGCCACCAGACAGAAGCACGCTGGTAGCCGACCACAATCACACGACAGGAAAATTTAGAGGTTTGATCCACCAGAGATGCAACATCCTTCTCGGTTGTGCTAAAGATCAAACTGAAAAATTGCTGGCAGCAGTCGAATACCTCAAGAATTCAACTATTCCTACCCAAGTAGGGGCAACAGTATGAGCGAAAAATTCTTAGACGGTTTAGTAAAACAAGCACGTGTGCTCGACGAATCCGATCTTCCGAACGGCAACCCGGAGCTTCAGTCCATGATCGGTGACCCGGACGATTATCGCTCCAGCCCGTTCGCCCAGTTCAAGCCGAACCCCGGCAACATGCAGCTTCCCAACCCGCTCTCCCCAATCGAGGGCGACGAGATGTTCTTCGCGTACATGATCCCCGGTGCGAAATTCCAAGCCAAGGACGGCAGCCAGTGGCTCGTGCTCGACTATCCGTGGCAGGGTCAAGTCCATCTTGAGAACGTTTGGTACCCGCGCATCTCTCCGCAGGTTAACCTGAACGACGTCCGCCGCTCCATCGAGCAGTGGGTCGAACCCGTGCAGGTCTTCATCGCGGCACCCGCTCCCGGCGTTGACTACGGCGCGATGCCAGTCAAGATCGTGGACGGCCCGACGAATTACGGTCGCCCGGACGAACTCAGCAAGGGCGAGATGGGTCACGGCAACTCTGACGTTTCGGGCGGGTGGTAATGGAAGCCTATTGCCTTCGCGTTTCGCATCCGCAGTATGAAGGCTGGTGGGTTACGACCCAAGAACATTACACTGGCAGCAAAGGCGTGCTAGTGGACTGGGGTTATTTTCTCGCACCAGACGCCGCAGGCATCAGTTCATGGGTAGAGCCTAAGCTCACAGAGATTCAAGAGGATTTGCAGTCCGGTGGATACGACACGATTCGCATCATTCTTGAAAGTGCGAAGCAGTACATGTCGTCTTAACCCGAAGCCGACATAAAGGCATCGGATGACTGACGATCTCGAACAATTTTTAGCTGAGATGGCTGCTGAAGCAGATCGCCTCGGTCTTTCCTACGGTCACAATCCCAACAGTCTTTCTGAACCCGTGGACGCGATTGATGCGTTCTTCGAGGCAACTTGTCCTGAAGGCGAGAAAGGCGTTCCACAGCACGAGAACCCAGCATCATTTTTCCCGCATGAATACACGGTTGTAGACGATCAGCCGGAAGACCCCGAAGAGTGGGAGCAGGCGCAGGACACGCTGAACTTCTTTGTCAACGATCTACGCTACAGCCCGAAGGACAAGAATTTCGAGAGTGAGTTCCGCGACTTCCTGTCCGATGAAGACTACTCATACGGAGCGGGCACCATCGCAAAGCTGCTCGAATTGGCTTTGAAAAGCCATAAGTAGGAGCCACAATGATCGACTTAACAGGCGCGAATCTAGTCAACTACCTGCTGCGCATGATCCGCGACATCGTGGAGCGCAACCCCCGCTGGAAGCACAGTCTCGGCGAGGTGACGTTCCCCGCGAACACGATCATCCGTTGGGGCGACGTGTGGGTCTCGATCACCAGCGTGACCACCTCCGGCAATCGCCTGTCACCAGCTTATTTCATGTGTACCCAAATCGGTCGCGCCATTCTCGCGAAGGTGGGCGACAGAGATGGGCAGTTCATTGAATGGACTCGCGAAGTTGATCCCAAGAACCAGAACCCAACCGCTGGCGTGTACTACATGAACGTGGATTTCTTCGATGACCACACCCGCGATCTCGGCTTGACCGTTCACAAATACCGCTGGGTTGAGGGCAACTTGAAAGAGGGTGTCGGCACCATCGTGAACTTCCGCCCCGGCATCGACCTCACGACTGTCAACTTTTCGGACGGCGCGACGAGCACCCCAGTGCAAGCTACGGTGTTCAACCAATCCACGGGCGGCTTCGCGTACCTCATCACCCCGACCACGCAGCTTAAAGCCCAGTACAACGACGGGCTAAGCTCCCCGGCGTGGAATGCCACGGAGTTCTACTCGGTCGGCAACGTGGTCACTTTCAACGGCGCGGCGTACGTGGCGCAGGCTCAAAGTCTGGGTATCGACCCCTCTAACCTCGCCTATTGGGCGCTGTACGGCGCTCTGGTGCCGCTGGCGGGGCAATCCCTGACACCTTTGACTGACTTCTGGTACCAGCGCACGCAAAGCGCGGTGGTCTGCCAGACGACAAAGGGCGGCAGCGAGCTTTGCAACATCCCAAGTCCTTATGTTTCAGTGACTTTCACCGATCAAGACGGCTACGTCCTCCGGCAGGGGATCGACTACACCTTCCAAGGGCCACAATGGATCGTCCTGTCCAGCTACACCCCGGCAGGCTCGACAATCACGGCGAACATGGAGGTTAAGCTCAATCCTGCCAATGAGATAGGGATCATGCCCGAGAACTACCTTCAGGTGGCGCTCCAACCGGGCGAGACCCTTGCCCCGGATCAGGTCTTCGTCCAGACCCCGGCTGGCACCTACACCAACCCGACGCCGCAGCCGGACGGCAGCCTGCTCATCCCACAACTCCTCCAGCCGGGTGACTATCTCCGCTGGGAAGTGCGCATCGACGCCGGACAGATGAAGGCGAAGGCAAAGAAGTGGGAGATCACGAACCTCCCGCAGGTCGATCCGAACACGATCAAATACGGTCGCTTCGACGCGGACGGACAGCTTACGCAGACCCTCACCGCCGCGCAGGTAAACAGCGCCGATCCATCAGCGCTGCAAGGTGTCGTGCAAACCAGCGCGGGCGAGCCATTGCTCGTAAACGGGCAGCAACAGCCCATTCTACCGGGGTTGCGCCTCGCCATCGGCGACAACGTGGTGGTGGGCGATCAGGCTGCCATTCTGGTAAGCCCCAGTTTGACAGAGACATACGAGGTATTCGGCTCCAAGGAAAACCTCTCGTTCACGCTGGAAATCAAGGCGAACGACCTCCAGACCTCTTCCGATCTGGCGGAAATGATCAAACGCGAATTGCTGGTCATGCGCCGTATTAACACGGAGGCCGACGGTCTCACGATCTTCGAAGCGAACCGCAGTTTCGTCGGGGAAGCCCGCGACACCAGCGCGACAGCGCCGAAGTACATCAACAATGTTACAGTGACCGCCGCAGCCGACTGGAAAGTCTATATTCCGCTGGTGACCCGCGTGACCAACTTTGAGATCACCGAGACTCTAGGGCAAACCGACTTTCTGGGTAAATTACAGATGGCTCCGAGGATGAAAGCCTTCGGTTCTGAGATTTTCATTCCGTCCTATAGGTAAGCAGAGTGCCAACATACGATTACCAGTGTCAAAGCTGTGGGCTGTATCACGAAGTTATTTGCACGATGAGCGCCCGCAAGGACACTATCGAGTGCCCGCGATGCAAAGGCGTGGCTGAGCAAGTCATTCTATCGGCCCCAGCGGTAGCGACCAGCAACATGTCGCAGATGACACAAGACGTAGCGATTGGCAGGGATGCCGACAAACGTTGGACCCGCATCTTCGCAAAGAAAGAAGAGCGCGACAAGATTCGCCGCGAGAGCGGCAAGCAAGGTATCGAGCGGAAGGATGGGGTTTACAAAGCCCACGACCGGAAGCTCGACTTTGTGAAGACCCCGGAGCCAAAACAGGGCTAACCCCCTGTGGAAGCTCGGGAACGACTAGATTTTTGGACTTTCGTCTCCTTGGATGAACGTCCTTTTTGACGAGGAAACTATGGCACTTTTCACTAGCTACGCACCTCCCGGCGTATACACGACCGAGGTTTTCATCGCGAACACGGCGACACTGGCGGGCACCGCTCGCATCCCGGTCATTCTCGGCGAGGGGCAGCAATTCTTCACGGTCAGCAACTTTGAAACGTTCCGTGGCTCCTCTCCGATTCAGGATGACCAGTCGGTGAACGAAAACATCTCCGACCAAGTGTCGGGGTTGACGCAGAACTTCAACACGACCTTCTTCCCTGTCACTGACGGCACGGGCAAGGGCGTGACAACGAACGACCCAAGCAAGCTCCAAGTGCAAGCGGTTTACTCCGACGGGAACATTGTGCCTGTCACAGTTGTCAGCCTCAACGGCGCAACTGGCGCATTCGTTACGCAGGACATCATCCCCGCTGGCACCGATCTCACGATCTCTTATTTCTTCAAGCGTGGCGACACCCTCATAACAAACGAGGATCACAGCGCTGACGTCCCGAAGTATGCGACACAGACTGTGACCGCAGGCGGCACGTTGGTTCTGAGCCTGACCAATCCGGGTTCAAACGGCAACAACGTCACCCTCCAGTTCATCGCTGGCGCAAACGTTCCTGACTCTCAGGCAGTGAACGGCGCAGGCACCAACGCGATCACGATCAACATCAACTCGAACTCGATCTCGACTCCGGTTCGCACACTCGCCAGCCTCGCGGCACTTGTTTCCGCAGGCATCCCGACGCTTGACGGCGGCTACCTCACAGTGAAGTCTTCGTCTGGTTCCCAGACAACGGCGCTCACCGCAGGCGCAGCAGTTCCGTTCACGGGCGGCATCGGTTCCAGCAGCAACACACTCTTCGTCGTCAACAACTATCCGATCACGGATGGTACGAACGGCGGTGTGACCACAACCAACCCGGCGGACGTCACTGCAACAGTGAACGGCAACGCTGTGGCGGTTGCATCGGTCAACGGCGCACTCGGTCAGATCGTTCTCGCTCAGCCTGTGGCTTACGGTTCGCAACTCGCGTTCACGTACTACTACAACACGTGGCAGAACACCTCCGACCTTCTCCCAAGCTCGAACGTCGCGTCAATCGTTCAGGTCGGTCTCGGCCCGAACCGTGCAGACTTCAAGCAGGGCGTAGACTACAGCCTCGGCGTGGCACTCGACACTCACGGCAACGTGGTTGCGAACACTGTCAACTGGGGCAACAACGTTTCCGAAGCAATCGGCGCATCGAGCGCTGGTGAACTCGCAAACTTCACCCCGGCAGAAGTTCTCACGACCCTCGTGGACGAAAAGGTTTACCTCCGTCCAGCAACAGGCGTGGTGAACGGACGCAACACGGTCTTCACTCTTCAGGACACACCGACAGACGGCAGCGGCACTGGTAGCATCACCGACAATCCAGCATTGATTCAGGTGTTCGTCGGCTCCGATCCTCTGACCGCTTTCGAAGCGGGTGCAGTTCCGGTCGCATCGCTCAACGGCAAGGCGCAACAGGTCACCCTGTTCAACGCACCGCAGCCTTCTTCCAGCACAAGCGCACAACCGCTTGAGCCAGTCGGCGTCTGGGCGAGCTACTACCGCAACACGCTGGCTACGCACCAGTACACAGTTTCAGTCATCAACCCCGGCTTCGTCGGTCTCGGCACCTATCAGATCAAGGACGAACTCGGTCGCATCGCTCCGCTCGTTCAGGGCGGCACCAACACCGTCGCAGCACCCGGCTTCGCAACGACTGGCGTGCTCTACCCGAACACGGTGAGCTTCGCAAGCGGTTACCAGACGGGCGACGCGCAGGCTTCGGCTGGCGCAGCGGTGGATGAGACGATCACACTGACGTTCAACAACGACGGTGTGAGCAGCATCACCCCAGCGGTGCAGGCAACCAAGGCAATCGTCTTCGGTGCAGGCACGCTGACCTTCACGGCAACCATCCCCGGCACGAGCGGCAACAACGTTCAGGTCGCGGTGGACGCAAGCGACACCAACCCAATCCCGGTGGTGGTCGCGGGTGACCTCGTCACGATTTACTCCAGCTACAACGGCTCCCCGTTGACGCTGGCTCAGATCGCAGCCCTCTTCCCGTCCGCAGAGACGGCAAGCGGCGGTCAGATTCTCTGCGCTGCATCCGGTACGACTTCGGGCAACGCATCGACGACGGCTCCGACCAACCTTCTCGGTGGTACGGACGCAGTCACAACCCCGGTCACCCACAGCTACACGGTGACTTCGACCAATCCAGTCGGCTCCGGTTCCGGTGCAAACCCAATCGGTTACCTGAACCAGACCTACATCGACTCAGTCACGGGCTTCCGTGTGACTGTCGTCCGCACTGACGATCACGTCGCGTACGGCATCACTTCGATCCCGGCGTCTTACGAGTACGCAGTGGGCGACACCCTCCAGTTCGTGGTCAAGAAGGACGCGACTGGCGGCAACGCAGCGACTCGCGCTTGCGGTACTCCGGGCATCCAGCCTGCGTACAGCAACAACGCAATCGCCATCCCCGGTCTGACCATGGAAGTTGTCAGCAACTTCAACTCGACCGCAGGCGACACGGTTATCGTCAGCACGACCCGCTCAAGCGGCGACGCTCCGGCAATCGGCACCTTCTACTTCGTCACCTTCACGACGAACAAGCAGGCTTCGGACTACGCCCTCAAGATGTACACGGCGGCATCGGATGCTTACCTCCAATACGGTCAACCTTCCACGGTTAACCGTCTGTCGCTGGGTATCCAGTTGATGGCGCTCAACGGTGTACAGACCTTCGGCGCGATCCAAATCCCAGTCCAGCCCGGTACCAACGTTGGCGCGGCAAGCGATTACATCGCAGCCCTCCAGCAGTTGACGCAGAACCTTCCGGGCCTGAACCGCAAGGCAGACGTGGTTGTGCCGCTCAGCAACGACCCGACAGTTCACCAAGCGCTCAGCCGCCAGCTTACAACGCAGGCGACCGCACGCTACAAGGGTGAAGCACTCGGCTTCGTGGGCTACAGCCAGTTCACATCCCCGGCGCAGGCAAACGCCAACGCGAACTCGCTGCTCAACCAGCGCATGATCGCAATGGGCAACCCGGCAGCAGGCATCCTCGTCACCAACCCGACAACGGGCGTGGCTCTGGAATACCTCGTTGACGGCCCGTTCATCGCAGCCGCGATGGCAGGTTTGAACTGCAACCCGGCGAACGATGTGGCAACGACCCTGACCAACCAGAACTTGGTTGGCTTCAGCCGCCTGCTCATCACGTACGACAACCCGACGATGGACTTGGGTGCCGCGAACGGTCTGACCTTCGTACTCAACAACAACGGCAGCCTGCTCATCCGCCACTACAAGACGACGAACCCGCAGAACACGCTGGTCAGCGAGCCAACCTCGACGACCATCGCGGACTACGTCGCCCAGCAGTCACGCACCACACTGGCACAGTTCATCGGTCGCAAACTGGTGGACAGCCTCGTCACCGACATTCAAGTGGTGATGAACAGCTTGCTCAAGAACTTGGTGGACTTGCAGATCATCTCTGCCTACCAGAACCTTGTGGTCAAGCAGAACCCGAACGACCCGACCGAAGTAGACGTCACGGTAACCTTCAAGCCGATCTTCAGCTTGCTGTACCTCAGCGTCACCTTCACGGTGCAAACGAGCCTGTAATAGATTGGGGCGCTTAGCGCCCCTTTCAGCTTGGAGATGGAATGAAGCTCACTGCGATTGTTAGTCAAGCAAACGGGATCGTCAGCGTAACGATTCAGCCTACGTTCGTCGGCGACCCAACGGACGCAGCGGACAAGGCAAAGATCGCAGCGTTTGGCGATCCAGTTGTGAACATTGCAGGGAACTTCTCCGACCCGAACAACCCGTCATTCACGTTTCAGTTTCCGTTGACGGAACTTTGGGTGGGCGTGACGACACAGCTTTCGAGCAATACGGCACGCTTTATGGAAGCTCTGCCTTCGCAGGTAAACCCGAATCAGCCAGCACCGATTCAGGGTCCGCTAGATTGCATCACCACGAATCCTAGCGAAGCCGCGCAGGCATGGGCAAATGTTTTGATGGCTCCGGTTTCGGGGCGTGTAGCACAGGCAATGATGCAGCTTCGTAACAACATGCTTGTGCCAACAATCCCGTCAACAACGGTTTAAGAGGAACGCATGGCAAAGTCTCAACTGATTATTCGTCGCAAGAAATCAACGGTCTTGGTGTCGGTGCAGACGCTTCGGGAAGCGATCAAACGCGCCAACCAAGCTGTTGAAATGTTGATGAAGAGCAACCAGAACGATCCTCGGATCAACAAGATCGAGGGTGCCGTCCAGCACTTCTCGCGCATCCTCAACGCCAACCCGCAGCAGATGCAGCACGATGGCGTGTCGCAAATCTCCGACTACATGGACGATGCGAAGATGCCCGCTGAAGCTCGCAAGCTAAAGCAAGAGGTTGACATGATTTCAGAAATCGCAAGTTCACTACGCGGTTCGGCGCAGGCTCCTGTAGCGCCAGCCCAACAAGAAGTTGGTTACGTGCCGGACTCCGCTGTTATGTCCAGCCAGAAGGACGCCAGCGCAGCGGCGTTCGTATCTGATCGTGACGAGAAGGGCGAAGCCAAGGCTCCCGAGAAGTTGGAAGTTCCCCGCCTCGCAGCACGCAAAAAGAAGAAGGAAGCTGAAGACCCGGCAGCAGAAGCACCGTTACCTGAGGCAGCAGCA